ACTGGTGTTTCAACAACAGGTACCTCTACCTCTTTTGTTTTTTGTTTTTTTGCCATAATATAATATATAATAAAATTAATAAAAAGAAAGGGGTTGGGGAATTACCCCCAACCTCTTTAAATAGTAAGTTGCTTATTTCATTAACATGAAATTGTTAGCAGCTTGAGTAACTAGACATCTTTCAGATAAATAGTGAATTTGCATTGCATCTAAATCAGATGTAACAGCTCCAACTGAACCAGTAGTCCAAGTTTTCATTCTTCTATCATCTGTTTGAGAAGCTCTGTATCTAACATGTAAGAAAGGTCTTGTAAGATTCTTACCTAATGATTGATCGTAAACTGAAGATGTTCCAGCAGGTATAATAACCCCTCTAACAGCATCTGAAGTTCCTCTATCATTAATACCACCTCTTGTAGCTAGATCGTTTAAGTACCTAAAGTCAGACTTGTAGAAATCGTAAGATCCACGTCTGAAACCAGAAAAACCTAAGTTTAATGCCATATCTTCAGAGTTGTTGAATACACCGTATGATGTACCTCCAGCACCGTAAGAATTCATTGCAGCCAACATATCATCCATAGCTAAGCTAGTAGATCTGTTAACAAACATCATGTTTTCTTCAATAGCACCTTGCTTATCAAACTCAGCTAAGATAGCGTCAAATTCAGCTAAATCAGTAGCAGCGTTAACACCAGTAACACCAGTAGTAACATTACCTCTATCCTCGATAGCAGCGAATAAACCTTCAGTACCAGAGTTAGTTCCTAAACCAACGTAATCAGTATCATGAGTACCACCATCATCAACGATATGAGATGCAGCAGCAGTTTTCTCTGCTTCCATCATTGTCATTTCTAAGTAATCAGTAAAACGAGATCTTGTCTCACCTTCTGCTTTTAAGTACCATAAATAACCTGATTGACCAGCTTCTCCAGATATTTCTACCCATCCAATTTGTGAAGCGTCAGATCCTGAAATCTCATAGTAATCTTTCATAATGATTGGCTTGTTTGTAAAAGAAACGTGAGTTGGTTTTACAGCTTTTGGTGAACCAGTACCTGACCCGTAGTTACCTTGACCGTTAACTCCTTTCTTAAACTCAGAACCAATAACTAATAAAGTTGCAGCAGTTGCACCTGCAGTTGCTATTGAAGCGTCATCATCAAAATGCTCAACAGTATATGGTTGAGCTGTAATAGCTATACCATTAACTTTAGTTACATGAGCTCTTAAAACTCTACCAGCAACAGCTACTAAAACGATATCGTTTAATCTAACACCGTGGTTAGCTAAAGTAAATACGTTAGTAGATGAAGCATTGTTTCCATCAATATCAGAAGTTACAGTAAATATAGAATCACCTGTACTTAAAGTTCCTTTAACTGATATATGTAGTCTACCTTGTTCAGACCAAACAACTTGGTCGGACGTCATAGCCTCTTCAGCTCCTACTTGTGCAAGAAATCCTGAGATAGTTCTGTTTCCAAAAACCTCAGCTTCTTTTTCCATAAGATCTGGTAAATATTGTTGCGCCCACCCTGCGGTTCCTGACGCTGTAAAATCGATGTAGTTTGAATCTAGTGTTTGCTTCTGTGAAGCTGGTACACTGTTCAACTCACCTCCTGGTGTAATTGCCATAATTTTGTTTTTTTAAATTTATTATTTATTTTTAATTTTAAACTTAAAATCATTTGAGTTATCACCTAACACTCTTACCTTAACACCTCCAGCTTCAACTCCACCAAAAGCTTGTCTTGGGTTCATGTCTACATTTTTAGCTTTAGCAATACTTTGTTTTAAAGCATCTGCTTTACCTTGTTCATAGAAGTGTTTTGCAACAGCATCAGAGTTCATTGCTGTAAATAAAGATTTATGATAACCTTTAGCATCTGACATTTCATTATTTTCATTCAAGAACTTCTTGGTGAAATTAGTAATATCGCTTTGTGTTTCTTTTACTTCATTTATATTCTTAACATTAAACCTATACTTTTTATCTCCAACATTATATTCAAAACCTTTAAAGTTTTTATTGAATAAATTGTCAGATTTTAATCTAAAAGCACTAGCTTGACGCTCAGCAGTTTTTTGACCCTCTTCTGATTCTTTGTTATATCTACTAAAAAAATCAACAGCTTTTTGTTGTTCTTGAGTCAACTTTGACCCAGCTTTTATTTCTTCATAGTATTTAGACTTTTGCCCGTCTAAGTGGCTTTTAGCGTTGGCAACTTGCTCTTTTAACGCTATTTTTTTCTTTTTAATCTCTCTTGGCTCGTCTTCTTCTTCATTATATGAAAATGAGTCTTCCATTAAAAAACTAATTTCATCATCTGTCAAGTGAGATTTTGTTTGTTTGTAGTACTCCCTAAGAATTGTTGTGTCATCGTAGCTAGAATAATCTTGGTTAAGGCGCACATAATCTTCTAGCGTACCACCAGTATCTTTTATAAAATCTACAACTTTTTGTATATTTTCTGGTAATTCTTGTCCAGTTTGTTTAGAATTTAACATAGCTTCTTGAGCTTGCTCAGCTAAATCTTCTACTTTTTCTTCAATTTTTTCTTCAACAACATCTTCAGTAACTTCTTCTAATACTGGAGTTTCTTGTGTTTCAGCTTCCGGTTGTACTTCTTCTTGTTTTTCTGTGGTGTCGGCATCTTCAACGAGCTCAACCACTCCGCTGTCGTCAGCGTTATCTTTTGCAACTTCTTCTTTAACTTCATCTTCTTTTGGTGTTGGTGGTTTATCTAAATTTACTTTGATGACATTGTCATCTTCATTTGTTTTTTTAAGATCAACTTTTACAACGTTGTCTTCGGCAGCCTTTTCGACTACTTTTTCTGTTTTCTTTTTTGCCATAATATAATATAATAATAATTAATAATTGTTATCTAGGATCAAAAGCACCTAAATTAAAACCTCCTCCTAGTATATCATTACCTGCAGACTCAAAGTTTTTAGGTGGTTTGTCACCTTTTCTTTGGTCTATAAGTTCACTTTGTTGAGAAGCTTGTATTCTAGTTCTTTCGTCTTTACGATCTTCTTTTTCTTTTTCTTTATTTTTTAACGTTTTATCATCAACACCTTTGAGTTGCATATTCATTTGAAACTCTAACTGCATTAATTCTTTTTTGTGCTCAACTTCTTGCATCATACGTTGAGATTCTAATTCAGCTTTAACTTGAGCTAACTGAGCATCGTTAGCATTAATAACTTGGTTTTTTTGTACTTCGGCTTGGGCAGCAACCTGTTGAGCTTGTGCGTTTGCTTCTGCTTGAGCCTGTATATTTTCTTTAGATATTTGTTGATCTCTAGCTATTTTCTTTTTTCTACGTATTTTTAATAATTGGTTTGCTAGCTTTAAATTTTTAATTTCTCTAACATCTATAGCGTCTTCAAGATCTATACTCTGCTGTGACAAAGCAACTTGTATGTTATTTTCTAATAACATTTTTTCTTCTTCGTCCGGCTGTAACTCTATAAATATACCAAAGTCGTATAAATAAAGTTCTTTTAATTCTTCAAGCGTAGCAACATTATGAGCACCTATAGCATGTATAAAAGCATCTCTTGTTGGTGAGTACTCTATAATATCAGATATTCTAAGTGATAATTTTTCTGCTATTTCAGCAGTTAAAAACAAACCTGATTGTAATATGTGTCTTGTAGCAGTATTACTATTTGCCGCAGCTAATTTTTGCACACCAACTAAAGCATTTTTATCTGGCGTACTACCATCTCTCGCTTCGTTAAGTCCGGTAGTATCTCTAATCATCTGCATGTAGTAGTTGTAATTACCTATTAAAGCTTGTATTTTATTACCGCCACTACCACTTGTTATTTCTTGTATTGGCACTTTACCAGCGTTAATATCACCATCGCCAGTATAAGATCTACCAATTACAGAACCTGTTTGGAAAAACATATTTAAAGCTTCTTGAGGATTATAGTTTGTACCATTACCTAAGTCAACTTCAGCCAAACCATCAGCGTCTAAATATACGCCATCTGGCACCATACGCGATAACACTTGTTGTAGTTTTAAATGAGTAAGTTGTATCATATCAGCAAAACCAGTTATACGTCTTACTAAGCTTTCTATTTTACCTTTGTACATACGCGGCGCTACAATAGAGTAATTCATTTTTACTTTATTAAAATCACTTTTGGGCCTTAGCATGTTTTTAGAAATCTCCCACTTTAATAATTTATTAGTACCTAATACTAAAGCCCCTTCATATAAAACTTCAATTGTTCTTTGCAGCCTTGTAAATTCACCCTCTTTGCCAACAGGTGGGTTAAAAGTATCATCTTTTTCTATTGCTTTATCTGCTCCACTACCAACTTGTTTTACTTTGTAAACCTCATTCATGTATGTTTTATAATTAAAATATAAAACTTGAACTTTATTGTTGTCTATTTCTCTATATTGTGTTGAACCTTGATTGTAATTAGTTTGATGATTTTTATTTTTAACTATATCTTCTAAATCTTCTTCAGTTAAAAAAGGAAATTGTTTAGCTAATTCATTTATAGGTATTTTTTTAACTTCACCAACATAATACAAATCGTCAAAATAAGGTGATTCTGTGTAAGAATATACTAAGTCTGCTGGGTCAACGTATTCAACAGTAGCACCTTCAGAAGTATTAAAGTTAGTTTTAACAGCACCTATTCCTAAAACTGTTAAATCATAATAAAACCTTTTTTTAATTAAATCGTAGTTACTACCTTTCATTAAAGCACCTAAAGCTTGCTCCTCTGCTAACTCAATAGACTGTTTGTAAGTTAACTGCATGTGTAAAGCTAAGTCTTCTTTACTTTCAGGTAATTCTTTTATATCTGATTTTCTAGTGTTTATACCAAACTGTGAACTATTAAAATCATGAAGCTCTTGAGTGTTCATGTCTGAAAGAACATCTTGCATGTATTGTGTTCTTTTTTGTACACTATAAGGGTCTTGTGAATAAGCTTTTATATCGTACATACGTTCAGCTATACCGTTTACAACTATGTCTACAAATTTAGGTATAATAGGTACTGGTGTCCAATCTAAATTAAGATAAGATAAATCACCGTTTATAGATAATTCATCTTTATATTTTTTTACAGACTGCTCTCCTCTAGCGTATAATCTAAGATTGTGATAATTGTTTTTATTAGTAGTATATCGTGTTTGATTATAATCATTGTAAAACCACTCTGACTCTATTGCTTTAGCAACTTTCAAACCGTAATCGTAACTAATCTTTTCTGCATCACTTACTACTTGACTAGGGAAATAACTTTTTATAACAGACTCTGCCATATTTATTTTATTATTTTAGAATTATAACCAGTATTTCTGTACTTAGCTATGTTTATGTTTATTTTTTGTTTTTCTATTTTTACGTTTGGTGCATATAAATGCCTATTGTTAGCCATTATAGCTAAACCAGAACTTATAGATGCATCATGCTTTGTTCTTTTATTTATATCAAATTTAGCCCAGTCGTTTAACAGCTCGTTAAAATAACAATCACCAAATGATCCGTCTTGTTGCATACCAACATGGTCTTGTATATACATTTCAATTGCCGCGGCATGAGCTTGTTTTATGTCTTCGCTTGAATTAGGTATTCCACCAACTTCTTTTTCTGCAGTAGATAATTTATTCCAAACTTTATCAGGCCTGTTCATGCTATAACCCCTATAACCACGTCTTCGTAAATAATACAATAGACGAGGTTTATTGTTTTCTGCGAGTAAAGGCATCCCGTAAAATACTAATGCCATTAGAACGTCTTCAAAGAATATCTCTGCGGTTTGTGGCCTAGCTAAATACTCTAAGAAAAATGTATTAGCCGGTGCGTCTTCCATACTAAACTTAGTTAGCCCGTGCAAAGCACCTTTAGAGCCTACACCATCTACAGTTCCTGATATATCGTAGCTATCACAACCAAAAGCACCCATGTGCTCATTACCAGGCCATTTAACACCATTTTTAGTTACAACTTTATTTTGTATATTAGCTGGTGGTACCCAGCTTACTTTAAACCTACCTTTAGGATCTGGATAAAATATTACTTTAGAATCTTTAATGCCGTTAACCCATTGAAAATTACCTTTAGTAATACCTAATGTCCTAGACATTTCTTCGTTGTAATCTATTTGTTCGTATAGTTTAACAAGATTAAAAATTGAGTTTTTAGTCTCATCTCTAAACGCATGCTCTGTAGTTCTTGGAAACTGTCTGTAAAATTCGTTCAGTGCATCTTGATCACCTTTTAAACCGTCAGCTTCATTCTGCCAACTGTCTACAACACCTATGTCTATTAATTCCCCATGTGGATCGAAGACTTCATGATCCGGAGTATCGAAGACTGGGCTTCCGTACTCATCAATAAATCCTTCGTAGTTCCACTCCATTGGGATAAAAAGAGAATATAGCCCAGACGCTGTCTGTCCATTTCTGTTTCGCTTAGTAACGTCTGATGCATTATATAATTTTTTAAAGTTTT